ATCATTCATGTTATACCCCCGTAATTTTACTTTTTGTTTTTCCCCTGATTCTTCCCGGCCAATACCGACGCTCGGGTCCGCCGGCACTGAAACTATTGAAATTTCAAGCGGCTCCCAATCGGTAACGCGGTATAAATCGCCGTCGTCTGATTCTTTTTCTAATACCATTTCATGCACGCGATACGCGAAACTAACAAGCCGGCGTATCCCTTCTTTTACATCCCTGAAAATTTCCTCGGCTAAACTTGAATTACCAAAACGGACAATAGCCTTACCCCTCTTATCCTTCCCAATCTCGGCGGATTCAACAACCCCCGGCTGCTGGTCCCGATCATGGTTTAAGAGAAGCGCTGCGCCGTTATTCAAACGATTCAACCTAACGGATTTGGAATTATGGTCAAGAATTTCCGAACCAAACCATCGATCAACCGGCAATTCACTCGAAAAAGACAACTCTGCAGTTCTCTTTTTATCGTCAATTGCCCGGATAGAATCAATATCTTGTTCCCGGTATTGAATACCGAGCTTAATTTCTTTTTGGTTAATTTTTTTCTTCATTTTGATTTAATACCCCTGTTTTTGCTAATAACTCGAGTAATACATCATATTCCGTTACTTTATATTTTTCCCTTAATTTTTTTTCTGCTGATAATTGCTTTAAATTTTCCTCATAATCTGTACCTAACCTGGCGCATATATTACTATGCGTATCGATACCGGCTTTTAAGGCCAGGATAGCAGCCATAATATCTTTTTGCGGATCAACCCATTGCCAACCCCGCGGCTGCCATAATGCTTTAAACCATCGCTCTTTTTCTGATCCAGGTAATGCAAGATTGCCCGTATATATCGCCATTTCAATAAATTCTTGGAATATAATTTGTAAAAAATGTTCAATTAGCCAAGCCTGTAAATCGCGCCATACATCCCGCTCATCTAAAACCCCTGCGCGAATACTTGAATAATTAACACCTTCTAAATCATTAGCTAAATAATTATATGATACGTCAATACCCGAAGCGATTCCCTTTAATGTTGTCTTTACAAAAGCTTCATAGGCGGTTGTAGGATGCTGCGGATTGAAATCTTGAAAATCCATATTACCGGGTAGTATTTCAAAATGACCCGGTGTAGCTTCCTGTATTGGCTGATTATTTTCCTTATCATCACCTATATATTGACCTTCACCTATTTTCTTATAAAATCCGCCTTTAGCCGCTGCCACTCTGGATGCCACGAGCTCGGCTTCCTGATAACCATCAAACATATTAATTCGATTCATTGCGGCATGTATCCAGGGTAATCCTCTATTTTGGCTAATCCGCTGCGGTATAAAAAGGTGTAATATTTCGCTTGCCGGTATTCTAACTTTTTCACCTATCGAATAACCGTATGGGAAAACTATATCACCGGGATGGTCTTTGAATAGATGATAAGCAATTGGCCGGCCATATTGATTTAATTCAATTCCCATTTTGATAGCCCGGCCATCTTCAAAACGCTGATTATAATTATCATCTAAATGATCGGCCTCGATTAACTACAAAGCATATTTATATTTATTATCAAAATTAAAAATACGTCTTATAATTACTTCGCCATCCCTTGCCATGCTGGTCATAATTTGGCTTTGTATATCCCTAAAGGAATAATTACTACTTACATCACAATTACCACGTTTAGAAAAATCTTTAAACGCCTCTTCTATTTTCGTTCTAGCTAAATCGTCCGGACCTTCATTTTTGCGATCCATAGCCATCGATTGCAATTTTATTCCTTCCCTTCCTATAACATTTGTTTTAACCATGCGCAAAAATTTTTTCATATATTCATTATCTCTTGATAATTGCCGGGACCTGGCACGTAATTTTTTTAAATCATGCCTTAATTCTGCATTGCCTGAATAATTCTGCGCGCTCCATGAGTGATATAAATCTCCTGTGTTTGCGCCATAAAAAACAGCGCGTTTATAATCTTTAGCACTTACAAAACCAAGTTTACGCATCAATTTTTTTATCAATTTTTAAAACCTTGTTCTAATTTTGTTCGGGTTGCCTAATCCTGCGGCTATATCTTCAGCATCTATAAGCGGTTGCAATTGTGATTCTAGCTTGTCAATCTGTCTTAATAGTGATTCCGGATTATGACGCGTTACTACTATGCCATTAGGCATGGTATAAGAAGCTACTTCCCCGGATATAATATTATCGTATGCGGTTTTTAAAGCTGCAATTCTGGTTTCTAGCTCTTCTTTAGTAGATGCCAAAAATAAACCCCCGACCTTTTTGCATTAATTTAATATGCTAAAATCAGGGGTTAATAATATTTTTATGGATTTTTTTTTAAAGAAATGTTGTTTTTATTGAATTTAGCTAAAATGGGTAATTAAAAATTTTCTTTTCCTTATATAAATTTTCTTTCCACATTATAAATATTTTATCTTCGCCAATTATTAACCCAACTACTTTTAGGTTTTATTTTTTTAGAAATTGTTTCGGATTCAGTTTCTTTATTTTTATTATTCAGCTCTGCCGATGCTTTTTCTATATTATTTTTCAGGGCTTCAAAATTAGGATTAAGTAAAGCAATAGCAGCCATATTCAAAACATTAATATCTAATACTTCATTTGCGTAAACTTTTTTCCATTTTCTAACTGCATAATTGCGTTGCATTTCTATATAAGGCACTTCCCCTACTATTTGTTTGAAATATTCCTCTGTATATCTCATCGGAAAGTGCATATATCCCGGTCCTGGTTTTTCTAAAACAAGACGGCTCATCAATGTCTCTTTACCTGTATCTGTTCCAAGCAAAAAGAAATTATATCCTTTTTTGGATCGGCTGTATTTTGTTATTAATGGCTGGCCCAGGGTCGGGCTGCCTTTACATGCAAAATATCTTTTTCCTGCTTTTTGCATTTCATCGGCAAATGAATATACTTGATTCGTATAATGCCCGCCGGAATCATGGCACGTTATAATAACAGATAATTCAATTCCTGATTCATGTTTATATTTTTGCTCAAGTTTTTCTTTTATTTCTCGCCTGAAATCCGGCTGGTCCATAATGCCATATAAAACCCAATAGTCAACGCTCCAGCTTTCAAAGCCAAATCCCCAGGCTTTAACCTCACATTCAACTCTATTATCTTGCGTATCAATACCCGCTGTTAATACAAGCCCGCCTTTTGGTATATCGGCTTTATAATCTTCGCGTAGGTTAAGCCATAGATTATTATAACTTATTTTCGGCTGTACTTCCTCAAACGTTTCCCCAAGTGTTGTATTTACAAAAACCTGCATTTTTGATTTCTCCCCTTTGGATGCCAGGAATTTTCTTACAATATTTTCCAATGTTACAAAAGGGCTATAAGCAGTCCATATATGAAAACCCGCCATTCCTGGCCTTTTACTTTTTGTTGTTGCCCGCCATTGACCTTTAGCTATAGCATCCCAACGCTGCAAGTCATTCCATTTTTTACCGCATTTATTGCATACATAATGCGTCGTTTCGGGCTTATGTTCCGGCTTGCTTTCCCAACGTATATTGTGAAAATATAATAATTGGTATTTACCGCAATACGGGCAAGGTACAAAATATTTACGTTGATCGGTTTCCTGATAATAGGCATCAATCCGGCTCATATCTTTTATAGTCGGTGTTGAAGTCATAAGAATAGTTTTATTTAAAAAAGTTTCAGTTCTTTTTATTACCAGCTCAACCGGATCACCTTCCTTTTTTATTGTTACAGGGTAGCGGTCAATTTCATCAAGGTATAAATCCCGAATCGGCCTGGATGCCAGGGAAGCTGGCGAATTAGCTCCGGATATAGTAACATGCCCGCCCGGGAATGCTTTATGCAGCATGGTATTTTTTGAATCTTTGGATTTTGATATTTTCACTTTGCCTTGTAAGCAAGGCGTATCGCGTAACATCGGCGCAAGCCTATCTTTTGAAAAATCTTCAGCCATTGGCCTAACGGTAGGTTGCACTATCATAATAGGGCAAGGATCAACGTCAATTCTGTAACCTAAAAGATTTAGAATCAATTCTGTTTTTCCGATCTGCGCCGATGATTTTATTACTATAATATATATATCGGGATCCGTCATAGCATCCATAATACCGCGTTGATATGGCGCTCTATTTGTATTCCACTGTCCAGGTTCCGCCGATGCTTCCGGCGATAATATACGTTTATTATCCGCCCATTCGCTTACGGTAATATCCGGCGCCGGCATTAATGCGGGCATTATATATGCTGCAAAATTCATTTTTAAAATAATTTCCTTTGTTTATTTAATTCTCTTTTAATTTTCCTCAAATCATCCAAAAATCTAAGGCATAGTAAATATTTCGTACTGTCAATGGGACTGTAATTCTTGGCTTCCTATTCCCATTTTTTTATTAATTGGTTAATCATAATATTCTCTTTTTAAAATCAATAATAGTTATACCATTCAATTTATTATCTTTAGTTTCCCGAATAATAAATCCACCTTCTATTTCTTCCGTATGGCATGGCTCTGGTTCCCCAAATCCTTTGTTTCCCTGTCAATCTTAATGATACTAATGACTCGATATCATCTAAATTTAAATCTCTCAACCTTCGTTGTGCTTTACTGCATATATCCGCTTGGGAAATCTCATGATTATTTTTATTTAAAATTTCACGCCATATCATTTTTTCAAAATGTTTTACTTTTGGTAATATTTGAGTGATGAATGAGTCTTTATTGATCTGCATCCAACTCCATGGTCCTTCGATATCAATAATTTCAAGATGCCATCCAGGATATTTTTTCATTGGATCAGTAATTGATGGATCAATTCTGGGAAATTTTCGGGCAGGAGGTTGAGAAGGTTGTTTTACTTTTTTACTCATTTTAAGAAGCAGGTGGTAAAGAACTATAGTATTCTGCAATTAAATCTAAGTTAATAATTCTATTACCAATTTCATCGAATGACACTCCTTCTCTTGTTTTTTGCCAAGGTTCTTCCATATGCGAAAGATCAATTAACCATTGCGCAGATTTATTTCCATAGTAATCAAGAACCGCATCAATAGTCTCTTTCTGTTCGTTACTTAATATATCCGGATTTCCAATCGGTATAGAATCAATAAAAAACCGACCTCGATGAAAGTAAAATAGTTCTCTGATAACAGGTCCGTTTCTCCAAGCTTCTATTTCTTCTTTAAATAATGGTTCTTCGTCCCATACGAGCGACCAGGCTTGACAATAATAGGCTAATTTTTGCAATTTCATTGTTGTTATTTTACCAAGTTTCTTTAAGATATAAGAACAAACGTCAAATACACTAACCGAATGATCATATTGGTATTGTTTTACTCTTTCACTTTCTTGGATCCAAATACTGGTATCAATACTACTATCTATTAATGATTCGGAAGAAGTATCGTTTATTAATTCTGTATGGCTTGGCTCTGGTTCCCCAAAACCCATATACAAAACATCTGAATCATTGTCATAATCAATTATTATTCTCATTTTAAACCCCCTTGATTAATTTGTTAATCATTTTAAGGGCTTACCATGCTTATTTATTGCAGAAATCTTTGGATATCCTTCACAATATGGGCGAAATACTACTATCATACTTGATATATTTGCACGTGAAAATTTCCCATCCAGTCCGAATGATAACCTATCTTTTATAAACCTTATTTCTGATGATCTCATAACAAACGCATGGAACCATTTTGTATCAGAAGACCTCGCTTGCAGTAAACACACTACCGTATGGCCCCTTTGCGCTGTTCTATATGCTTTCCCAACCCATGAACTTATATCTTTATTATAGGGTGGATTCATCCAACATACACCATTCCATTCTTTAGTTAATGCATTGTCTGATATACAAAAAAAATTCTTAACTTTCGTATTTTTCCAAGTGGCACATACATCAAGCGTAAAACCAAATTCTTCATTCAAATTACTAAAAAAATCTTGGGGCGTTTCCCATTCTATACTTGACATTCTAAATCTCCCCTTGATTAATCATCCGGCTGCGCCTTCACCCATTCCCGCCATTTAGCTAACATTTCAAGACGCAACTTGCACCAGCGGGGTGTAGGATTA